ATCGGGACAGCTGCCTCCCGCCGGTCGGTGCCACCTAACCGCACGTCTCTGCGGAATACTGGGAGCACCATGCCGATCTTCACTCGCAAGCCCCAGAAAGCCGCCGCTGCCGCATCCGGCTCAAACGTCGGCGCACGCTACATCAACGACTTCACCACTTACGCGGCGTCAGAGGCCCGTGCCAGGGCGATGAGCATCCCCACCGTGGCACGCGCCCGCGACCTGATCTGCGCGACGATCGGCACCCTGTACCTCGAGGAGTTCCGCTGGATGTGGAACGGCGACGAGATGGAGGAAGTGCCGCAGGCTCCCCGTTCGTGGCTTGCCCGTCTCGACAAGGGAGTCCCGAACTCGCACTTGTTCTCATGGTTGAGCGACGACCTGCTCTTCTTCGGCCGTGGCTTCCTCTTCGTGACCGACCGCTACGCCGACGGCTTCCCGAAGAACTTCACGAGGATGCCGGCGCAGCTCGTCACCACCCGCGACCAGCCCGGCCCCGTGTTCTACGGCCCGTCCAAGGAGATCATGTTCAACGGGCAGCCGGTTCGCTACGAGGACGTCATCCAGTTCCTCGCCCCCACGCAAGGGCTGATCTACACCACGCCAAAGGCGATCGAGACGGCGCTGAAACTTGAGCAAGCCCGCTACCGCAACGCACTGACCAGCATCCCCTCGGTCGTGCTGAAGCAGACCGGCGGCGAACCCCTCTCCGGGCAGGAGCTCGCCGACCTGGCGGCCGCCTTTGACCGGGCACGGATCAACAACCAGACCGCCGCCGTCAATGAGTTCATCGAGGTCAAAGAGTCGTTCGCGACGCCGGACAAGATGATGCTCAACGAGTCCGTCGAATACACCTCGAAGGATCTCTGCCGGGCGATCGGCGTGCCGGTCTACCTGCTCGGCATCGAGACCGGCTCGTACTCGTACACCAACTCCGCCTCGGCGCGTGAGGATCTGTACGTCTTCGGCATGAAGCCGATCATGAAGTGCATCGAGGACACCCTGTCCTCGGACAACGTCATCCCCCACGGGACCGGCGTCCGCTTCTCAACTGACGAGTACCTGGCAGGCGTCGGCGATCAGATCGCCAACCAGACCGAGGAAGAAGTCGCCCAGAACGGTCGGGAAAACACCCAGGACGCACTGGCCTGACGTACCCTAAACCCATGCTCAAGTTCAACGCCTCCATCGCTCTCGACGCAGCTGCCGACGACGGCACCCCGAAGCGCACCATCACCGGCGTCGCAGTCCCCTACGGCGTGGCCGCCCAGGTCACCGACGGCACCCTCGTCCGCTTTGAGCAGGGCGCACTGCCCACCGAGGGCAAGGCTCCGAAGCTGTTCCTCTACCACGACGCAACCCAGCCGGTCGGCGTGGTCACCGAGCGCGTCGACACCCCCGAAGGCATGATGTTCGCCGCCAAGATCGCCAAGACCGCGGCCGGCGACGAAGCCCTGCAGCTTGCCACCGAGGGCGTCCTCGACTCGGTCTCGGTCGGCGTCAACCCGACCAAGTTCAAGTACGACAAGGACGGCGTGATGGTCGTCACGGCAGCGGACTGGCTCGAGTTGAGCATGGTGCCGGTGCCCGCGTTCTCCGGGGCGGTCATCACCGACGTCGCCGCCTCGGCAGTGCAGGAAATCCCAGCAGAAGAGCAGACCGTCACTATCGTGGCGGACGACATCACCACCAAGGAGATCGAAGTGTCCGAGTCCCCCGCAGTCATCGAGGCGTCGCAGGTGGCGCCCGTCGTGTTCGCCCAGCCGAAGAGCTTCAAGATGCCGACGGCCGCCGAGTACATCTCCAAGATCCTCGCCGGTGGCAGCGAGGCGCAGCAGTTCCTCGCCAACCTCCGCGCCGCAGCGCCGGATGTCATCACGACCGACACGCCTGGCATCCTGCCCGAGCCGATCGTGGGCAGTGCCTACTCGTCGCTCGTCGGTCGCAGGCCCGTCATGGACGCGATCGGCGTCAAGGCGATGCCGGCCGGTGGCAAGGTGTTCCGCCGCCCCAAGGTGACGACCCACACGACGATCGGTGCGTCCAACGGCGAGAACGCCGCACTCGACTCGGGCACGTTCGTTGTCTCGAACAACAACGTGACCAAGGAAGTGTACGGCGGCTACGTCAAGCTGTCCGAGGAGGACATGGACTGGACCGAGCCGGCAGTGCTCGGCCTCCTGCTCGACGACATGGCGCGCGTCTACGCGAAGCAGACCGAGGACGTCGTCGAAGCGGCGCTCAAGGCCGGCATCACGACCACCCGCGCCGCGTTCGACGTCGCTGATCCGGCCGCTTGGGCCGGGTGGATCTACGGCGCCTCCGCCACGATCCTCAACGCCTCGTACCACCTGCCGACCCATATGTTCGTCAGCCCGTCGTTCTGGGCGGCCCTCGGGTCCCTCTCGGACACGGCGGATCGTCCGCTGTTTCCGCAGGTCGGCCCGATGAACGCCTTCGGCAACGTCTCGCCCGGCACGCTGTCGGCGAACGCCTTCGGCCTCCAGGTCGTCGTCTGCCCGTACGAGAGCGACTTCCTCGCGATCGGCGAGCCGTCGGGCTTCGAGATCTACGAGCAACAGAAGGGCGCCATTCAGGTGGAGTCCACGGACGGTTCGCTGTCCAAGATCATCAAGTTCCGGGGCTACCTCGCGACGCTGATGATCGACGCAACCAAGTTCGTCGAGATCGCCTAGTCCGGTAGGAGGCCATAAATGGCCGCCTACACGGTCACCAACAAGTACCTGGTCGACGACTACGCCGTCCTCCAGCTCCTCACACCCGCGGAGTTGGAGGTCGGCGCGTCGATCACCGTCACCGGCGTCGATGCCACGTTCAACGGCACCTACACGGTCTACGCCCTGCCGCAGGCGCTGTTCATCGGCGTCGACGACGAGGGCGACCTGCTCTACAACGAAGCTGTCCGCCTGCCCAACCAGGTGCTCTACGCCAAGACGGCCGACAACGTGGAGCGCGTCGCCTCGACAGGCACCGTCACCTATACGCCGACCTGCACCTGGGTGTCCGAGGCTGAGGTCACCGCGTACCTCAACATCACGGTCGCGTCAGCCAACGACACGGTGCTCATCGGGCAGGCACGGGCGGCTGCCAACCAGTTTTGCTGGCGCAGGCGCATGGAGGCTGGCTACGTCGACTCGCTGACAACGGTGCCCAGCGCCGACGTCAAGCTCGGCGTCCTCGCCTACGCCGCAGCTTGCTACCGTGCCCGCGGCTCGAGCGGCGATACCTACGCCACCTTCGACGGCATGGGCACCCCCGCCGTCGTCGCCATGCCCGCGATCGTCAAGCAGCTGCTCGGCATCGACCGGCCCGCGGTCGCCTAATGGCCGGCACCGGCCTCATCAACGAGGCGCTTGACGACCTCGCCACCACCCTCGCAACCATCAGCGGCGTCCCCGCCGTCCGCGACCCGCGGAACATCACGCCTGGCTGCGTCCTCATCGGCGCCCCCTCGTTCACCGCATGGAACTACAACATCGTCGAGCTGACCGTGCCATGCACCATTATCTCGTCGGGCCCCGGCAACCAGGACGCCCTCGACCAGCTGCTGTCCATCGTGGCGCTGGTCATGGCCAAGAACGTCGCCGTCATCGACGGCCGGCCCACCCAGATCACCATCGGCGGCGTGGACGCACCGGCCTACGAGGTGACCGTCAAGATGCAGGCACAGACCGGCTAGCACCGCTACCGTAAGATCCACATAGCCCCGCTGGCCCGACACGGCGGTCCCACTCCAGGAGACCCCCCACATGGCAACCAGCACGTACCTCTCGAACCCGGTCGTCACCGTCAACTCGGTGGATCTGTCCGACCAGTGCACCGCGGCCACGCTCACCGTCCGCTACGACGCGCTCGAGGCGACCGCCTTTGGCGACGTGGATCGGAAGTACGTCAAGGGACTCGGGAACCACGAACTGACGCTGTCGCTGTACATGTCCTACGCCAGCTCGGAGACGTACGCCACGCTGAAGGACCTCGTCGGCACGAGCACGACCGTCCGCGTCCAGCCAGCCTCTCCGCCGGACTCGGCGACGAACCCCGGCTTTGTCCTGACCGGCGCGTTTCTGGCTGAGCTGCCGGTGCTCAACGCGTCGCTGGGCGCCCTGAGCACAATTGACATCACCCTCACAGGTGGGGTCTACAGCGTCGACGTCACCCCCTAACGCCGGTTAGCCCCGGCCCGACACGAGGAGAGCCATGAAATACACGTTGCGGTACAACCTGCTTGACCAAGAGCCGGTTGAGGTCACCACGAGCCTGAAGGACATTGTGGCGTGGGAACGGCGCTACAAGAACAAGGCGTCGAACCTTGCCAATGGGATCGGCTTTGAGGATCTGCTGTTTCTTGCATGGGAGGCATCCAAGACCGCCGGAGACGTGGTGCCGGCCGTCCTGGACAAGTTCATCGAGAAG